ATAGTTATAGAGTATTGCATCTTTTCTACTCAGTCCCTGTTCCGGCTTTAACCAATTGTCTATTATTTGTGCGTTCGCATTTGCCGTACTAACTATATCCTGAACTGCACTTGTATCAACTTTAGGTTGATGTGTTACATATGTTTGTCCTAGTACAACTACCGCATTACTGTTGATACTCTTTGTGTCTTTGATTGGAGTACCTGTCTTATCTCCAAATGCATCATGGTATGTGTGTACTACTACACCTAATGTACTGCCCGCTATACGCTTGCCTAACGCACTTGCAGGGTCAACAGTATATGTAACTTTGTTAGGTGTAAACTGTAAGCCCTCTTGTGAACTTGTTACGGGCTTGCGTGGGGTATACAGTAGATCTCCGTATACATAGCCTTTCATATCAGCTGGTGTATTAGCTTCTAGTATCTCAAACACACCTGACATTTCTCCAGCAAAATCTTTACGCCAGTCTTCGCCTTTGCCTGTGTTCATAATAAAGTCTTGTAATTCACCACTACTAGTTGTTTTGTTTTTGCCCCAACCATTTTTACCAGTCATTACAAAAGTGCCGTCGGGTTCACGTCCCCAAAATATAGTTGGATTACCGTCCCATTTGATACTAACGTCTTTGGAATCTTGTCCTAATCTTGTGAGTATCTCAGCGGCTTTCAATGCACCTCTACTACCTTCAAAGGTAACAAGGTCTTCTAAATGATTGTACTCTCTGCCTTTACTGGTAGTAGCTTCTGTAAGGAATTGATTGGCTCTCATTAGTCAAGCTCTTTCCAATTTGGATCACTACGCAAATCTGCTAGCAATGCATCACCTTTTTCTTTACCCAATGCCGCCATTATAGCTTCGACACTGCCTATATCTTTTCCTGAGGCATTAGGGCCTAATAATGTTTTTGCTACTTCGTCTATATTACTGGTTATCAAATTGGCTTTCTTACCGGTTGCATCTCTGCTAAACAATCCTTGATAAGGTGACCATAACATGTTTTGGTCTTTTGCCAATTTAGCAAGTGTAATCATTTTGTTTACACCTTTAAATTTGCTACCTTGCGGAATAGTATGTGTATGAAACTTTGCCGCTGTTTCTGCATTAGGTACAACCATAATATCAACTTGATGTGTGTGATCGTCCATTGGTACTTCAACATGTACACTAGTACCACTTTGTCCTGTATTGAATCCTGCTAAGTCAAATACTTGTCTTAATTTTTTTCTAATTACAGGGTCTTTTTGATCTTCCATACCAAAGTGTTGCTTTAGCTGATCCATATCAACTATCATGTCTAAGTCACCACTCATTTTACCTGGTGTGGGTGTTGCTCCACTGCCAATGGGTATTGCTTTACTATTAGTTTTAGCTAGTACATTGTTAATACTTTTCATAATGCCTGGAATCATATTATGATCAAAACTTATGCTGTTAGGAAAGATATTACCACCTTCTTTAAGTTTTTTAATTAAGCTAGAACCTTTGGATCTAGTTAAACGACTTCCACGTTTTTTACGTTTCTTATTTCCACCTAGTATATCTGCTATTCTCATTCTACTTTTCCAATACCTCGAGCGAACTTCTTAGGATCTCTAGTTCTGATAGCATTAATTAAACGTTTGTTTAAATCAGCCGCTGTTTCTACATCAAAACTTTCGTTGATCAAATTTATCAAATTTATAGCAGTTTGAATAACTTGCTGTCCATTAGATTCAACAATATGCTTCTTGTCACGCTTGGGTGACATAGCATTTATTTCTTCCAAAATTGATCGTGTTTTACGCTTCATATCAGTAGTATTTAGTAAATATTGTTGCTGAAGTATTGGTGATCGCACTTATAGCAGTTGCTGGATAATGATAATGAACAAAGGATCCGTTAACAATAAGAGCAAAATCATCAATGGCAGGCAAGCACAAATTACAGGCAATACATAGGCTCATACTAATGACTCCAATTTTATACACAGTGTTTGTTGTTCAACATCAGAAATAATAAAAGATAAGGTAGCAATAACCTTTACTTCAGCAACTTTTCTCTTATAGTTCATATTCAAAATTTTGACAGGTAGTTGATTTTTTAATTAGTTTTGCTCCATTTCGAATATGAAACTTACTCGCCATTTCCGTTAACGGGCTTAGTGTTACTAATCTTTTTATCTCAGTCTTACTTGTCATTAACTTTAACAATTTATTTACAATGGTTCTCCCTGCACCCGACTTGTTACTCCATACAGTATATGCTACTGCAATCGATCCGGTATCGTCTCGGTATTCTTCTAATTCTTTCTCATCGGTTGGTATGTTTGTACAATAGCATATGCATACTACGGCTGTCAAGTCGTCCAATACATATACCTGTTTACCCAAATCTACTTTATTAATGTGTGGACGTACTGGATCACTAGAAAGTATATCCAGTTCATTTATACTAATTAATCTAATCACTACTCGCTCTTTCTAAGTAAACTTTTTAACCTATCAGTTGCATTCACTTGTGGATTTGCATCCATATCATTCTCTGTGATATTTTCTCCTGCAGGCGCAACTGTACTCTTTGTTTTTAGTTTTTGATATATGCTTGTAGTACTAGTGTCATCTTGATCATCTTCATCCAAGTCTTCAATCTTTAAACTGTCCATATTAAATGCTAAGTCTAGCTTACTGCCTACTCCACTGCTACTTCTAGTTTTCATAAATTGTATTTGTACTCTGCCACGCTCTCGCATAGCTCTACTGCTGAAGATGCCAATCAAGTTATCAGCAGTATTAATTTTACTTATCCCACCTGCAATATGGCTGTGATCAAATTCAATCTCATCAACTGCACTACGATTCAACTGCGATGCTGTTACAAACAATATACCCAGCTCAGTTGCTAGATTACGCAATTCTTCACTAACAAACTTGTCCTTAATAAATTGATCACTTGGGTTAACTTTTACTGTTACTGGCATCATAAGATCCAAATAGTCAACCAGTAGTGCATCAACATGTATGTTATTTTGTATCTGATATTCTCTCATATATGCTTTGATGTCATTAACAGTAGTCCCATTCTTCATTTGTATTACTTGTAGTCTACCTGCTTTCTTACTAGCCATCTTAACACGCAATTCAACATCACTACTATTCTTCATTACGTCTTTGGTACTCATACCTGTAAGCATAGCATCCAGTCTCATAGCACACAGTTCTTCACTAAGTTCTAAACTAATATACACCACATTCTTGCCTTGCAATGCCCAGTTCAGTGCCAAGTTTTGCATAAACAAACTTTTACCACTACCACTACCACCTGCAAAAATGTTTAGTTCGCCTGGATTAAATCCGCCATACAATACTCTATCAAATGTATCCCACCCACTACTGTTCTGTCCTCTGTTATCTTTAATTGCTTGAATACGTCCTGCGGGATCATCCCAATAGTTTGTACCAAAGTTCTTTGCAAGTCCAATTTCTGTTGCCGCTTTGATAATACCTTCTACTGTTCCATACTCTTTGTTCTCCAGTTTATCAGCACTTTGTAATATTGCCGCTTCTAGTGCTTTGTGTCTACAAAACTGTTCAAAGTTATCCATAAACCAATTTTTATGTTCTACTGTCAGCTTGTCACGCACATCGGATATTTCAACGCCAGCTACACCTTTGACCTGCTCTAACATGGGAACATCATTATATTCATCTGCATGTTTTTTTACAAAGTCCACAGTATCTCTGAACTGCCTATCAAAGTAACTGCTTTCTAAGATAGCATTACAACGTACAAATAGATCCTTGTCTGCCAACAAGAATTCTAAATATAGCTTTTGTAAGTCTGGTGTGTAATCTTCGCTCATAATATTCCTTTATTATACTACCTGCATCTTGTTTTCGCAAGTATTTTTATTTTAGTGCCGCTAGTTTCGACACTGTTTAATATACTCTGTACAGTAAACAATCTACCATAACGCATCACTGCATCGTTTGCATCTTTTATATCATCTTCCCATTCAGGAAATGCCACACTCCAACCACGTTTAATAGCTTTATCGATTGTATCTAATCCTGCTTTGTCAAAGTCAGGTAACAGTATCACATCTTTTTCTAGTTCTTCAATTATATTACACTGTACGTCACTAGGACTATTACCAGCTAGTGCAACACCGCCTACTTGTATTGCATCCAACTGTCCTTCTGTAACAATTATAGTATCATGTGTTTTTTGTGCATCTAAATTAAACACAAAATCTTTTTGTTGTTGCAAATAGTATTTAGGCATCGCTTCGGGTCTATTCTCAGGACACCATCTTGCTGTATAGCCCACTATCTTATTGTTATATCTAAACGGCAATATCACTCTACTAGCAAAATGCATATGCGGTGACCAATGCCAATCTTCATAAAAATCCAATCCACGCTTCATTAGATATGTACATGCAAGACTTAGTTTGTCCAGTTGTTTTTTATCTAATTTGTCCAATGGATAACTGCCAATTGGATAACTGTCTTGTGGTAGTTGTTTTTCTTCCCAATCTATTTTAAATTTCTCTGCACGTTCTTTAGGTATATATTGTCCAGCAATATCATTTGCTTCTTGCTCTCGCAAAAGTTCAAAGTTAATGCGTTGTATATCACTTTCGTCTGTACCAAATACTTTAAGTAAATCTGCTAGCTTTCCACTAATACGTCTACCATCACTCCAACCTGTTTTAAACCCACAGTTGAAGCAGTTGTATTGAAAGCTATCATCATGGAACATTATGCCTCCTCGTTTGCGTTTATCTGGACTATGTCCACGAGTATGGCACATTGGACAGTTACCACTAACCCAACCGCTAGGAGTTTGCTTCCAACCACCAGGCATTTGCTGACGAATAAAGTCCAATACTATCATGTTTTAATATTAACTTCTATAAACGACTTTGTCAAGTGTTCCTGTATTACCTACATCAGGTGTGTGTACTAGTCTAACATAAGTGTACATGCCAATAAATGTATGGTAAGCAACTTTAGTTGATGCACTAACTGTATAGCTTTGTCCGGTTATATCAAAAAAGTCAGCGTCTGTTGGCTGTAAACTTAATGTGCCTTGCATTTTATAAACACCTGTGTAGTTGGTCAAATGTACTTGCACTGTATTCAATCCACTTTTACTATTATTAAGTACAGGACCTGTCATTCTTCCACCGACATAATCATTTCCTTGAGGTGGAAAAATATTTACTGTTTCACTAGGTCTAAGTTCAACTGTTGCGCCAGATTTTATTTCTAATGCAAAAGTAATTCTATTGTTTTGGTCACTGTTTCCCCCATAGCTTCCAGGTACATCTGTAATTTTGTAAGTGACTGTGAGATCATATAACCTTGCGTCTAATAGTGATGTTTCTGCGTGATCTAATTTAAGTATGAGTTGACCATTATCATAATCTACAGGAATAAGTGTTTTAGTAAGAACACTTGATTTACTAGTTCTGTCAAGTACTGTAGCAGTATAAATTTTGTTGTGTAAGGATTGAGGTTTTCTATCAGTGTCTTTGACAAAGAACTCTATGTCACTGTTAAGTCCTTTATAAGCTATTAAATTTCTTGCATGTGTAGGGCCATAGTAAGTGGTCCCTGTTCTAATTGGTACTAGAACCTCTGCTCTTTGGTTATATTGGTATACTGATGTACTGCTCATATGTTCAAATCCTTACTAGTATTTATTAGACTAAGTACTACGATGACAAACATTCCAAAAAAATATCAAGACTTAATGGACCAATTTCCTTTTCTAACCCTTGTTCAATATGGTGGTAAGGAATATGTCGGTATAATACAAAATATGGATAATAACTTGGTTAGTATGTATAACTTTGAACTAATTAAAGAAACTACTGACAAGAAAGAATTTTTAGAACTCGGCGAAGAATGGTGGTGGGGAACAAATAGAATGATTCCTATTAACATTATCTTTAAAACAAACTTTGAAAAATATAGAGCTTGTTTACTAACATTCAGTATTAAAGATTTTCAAGTAATGCATGGGCCAACTATTAGTCTGAGTAATATTATACAAAAAAGAGTTAAACGCAGAAACATACAGCTAGTCCGCAGACTGTAATTGTTCACATAACAAATTCATGTGTACAACCACAACCATTGCGTAACTAATTGCATGGGCTTTTTTAAAATAGTAAGCCTTATTGTCTCTTATTGGTTTTATCCAAACTTCTTTCATTATCGTTGGCCACCCTTTGTCTTGTAGATGTCTTTTTGCGGGGCGAATAATCGCCAGTGTCGCTGCCAAATGCTCTACCGACATAGGTTTCAATTGTTTTAATAGTTTGCTGTGCCCGTTGAGATGAAAGACCTTTTCTACGAAGTCTTCGTGAGCTAATAACTCCCATAATGGTTCCCTTTCCATAAGTTGATTGAGATGATCGTCATCTCTTACGTCTTTGTATATGCTGAGATTGAGTAGATCTAATTTAAAAAAATCTAACTCGTCAGCTTCTGTATGTTCAACTGTACAGATGTTGGTAAAAGGGTTACTAGGTACTCTATGAAAATATACACCTGTGTTATGCTTGCGTTGTTTTAATCTAGCTGGCGTATGTTTGAACAATTCTAATGCTTGTGTTCTGTCTGCAAAATCTATATCAATATCTGGTAAACTTGTTAGCATAATCTTTCTCCTTCGGCAGAGTCACAATTAAAAGATATACTAATTCTATATTCGTCGGTTTCGTTTTGTTGTACACTGTGTTTTAACCAACTTGGAAAAATTATCAGTTTGCTAGACTCGCTTGTATGCATCCAAGAGAAAACATTGAAAGTATTAACATTATCTAAAGAAGTAGTATTAGGTAGATGGTGTTCTGCTCCGTCATTACGTTCAAAGTGAAACCCGCCTTGTCCAGGTCCTGCTTTTACATAGTACACTCCACTGAATGCAGAACGTAAATGTGTATGTAGAACGTTATATCCTCCTTTACCATTTATGTTTATCCAGATATTGCCTAATTTCATTTTTCCCAATCCGACTTGATCACTAGCTTCGTTTACCTTGTCAAGAATTACACCTGCGAGTTTATCAAACTCTTCATTAGATCCTTTGAGAATTCCATCACTTTGCCAGCCTCCCCTATTAGATTTAACTACACCTTTTTCATCTTTCTCCATTATTTCAATACCAAACTTTTCTAGTTTTTGGTTATCAATGTTATCTAACTTAGTATTCCACATTGTAGTTGGAAACCAATGTTCAACTTCCATCTATCATCTCTCCTATAAAGTGTGCATCATGTGGATTCATTTGTCTTTTCTTACCCCAATAGTCAGCATCTATACATGTTGCAATTCTAGTCATACATTCAGCTGGCATTGTTTCTAATGCAGTTTGTGCCCTGTTACTACTAATAAGTAGCCATGGACTAATCTTTCCCATCTCAACCCAGTCAGCAATTAGATATCCGCTTGCACTTTCCCAAAAGGTATCAAAGTAATCTGTCTCTGCCGCATGTTCTACAAAACGTTCCAATGCACGTTCTACACTTTCACGCTTAACATGATCTTGTACAAATAACAAATACATTTTATCTGTGGGCCAATCTTTTAATTTAACTTTGTTTTTTATTAACCAACGTGTAAACTGCTCTTGGTCTATTACTCTGGTGTTAATACAGTATGCACCAAACTTTACAAAAGCTGTATAGTATTGACTGTCTACAAAGTCTTTGTACTCCTTAGGCTTGCTTTGCATTTCTATTCTATAAAACAAATCATAGCTAGCAAATCCTACCAAGACATCTTGATTATTTTTATTTTGCCAGCGTCTTTTCTTTTCACAACTATGAGCTAATAGTGTACTTTCTCTTTGAAAGCTCTTTTTACAATATTCACATTTGAATGTGTTTTTGCTCAATTGAACACTTCCTACTGCATCTACTAATTGTTGCGGGGTTGTCATTTGTACTTTTTATCCACAGCTTTCTTACCCACATATAAAGCCGCCACTACAAATACTATAACAGTCAACACCAATGACTCCATAACCAAATCACCTTGACTGGCATCAATTTCAATACCTTTTTCAGATATTGCAATTCTACAATTTTCACATTGTTCATTCATTTTTTAAACAGCTCTTTGATTTGTTTTTTATCCATGCCCAGTTCTTCTGCGAGGTCTTTAAAATTTTTGACATCATTTGTACTTACCAATAGTTCTAATTCGTCGTCATTATAAGTTGGATAAAGTTCTTGTAACCATTTTAATAGTTTGCCCGACTTGCTTTTTTTCTGTTTACTAGGAGGTATCCAAGGATGAAATTGATTACTTCCCAAACCAACACACTGTAACAACTTATGCTGTAGTTGAACCTCATGTCTTAACATGTTATAGTGTTTATTTACAAGCTCATTAGTAAGTGCTAGATAATGATGTTCTATATTTGAATTCTTTGTTTGTACTGCACTTGTATAACGCATTAGTACAAAGATACTAACTTTCTTTTGTTCTTCTTCAGTTAAGCTATCCCACCAACCTCTATCACGTTGGTCGATTGCTCGCATCTCTTCTTTAATACTAAGTTTGTCTACCATATTTCAAGTACTCTTCCGTTACCTACTATTATAAAGCCACATGTGCAAATATGCAAGACAATCCAGAAGGTTCTAAACCATAATGCTTTATGAACATCATCTTGTGTAATAGGTAAAAACTCTGGCTTGTCATCATCATTGACCCCAACCGGCATACCAACAGTTCTACTCCATAGTTTTAACCAACGTCTTTGTCCGCTCACCATAAATCCTCTGTGCTTAGTACGTCTGGTATTTTATTTGTTTCCTTAACAAAAAAGATACAATCACTGTTATCCTTATCTGTTAGTGGAACTGCTAATATGTGTCCAAATTTTAATTTTGGAAAATACCATTTTACTTCTTGATATATGTTTACAATTTCTATTTGAGTAAAAGATGGAAGAAATCCAGTCAGCGGATTAAATACAAAGGCTTTGAATCCTCTGTCATTTAAACTAGTTACTGGTAGTACTTCTGGATCTCCAACGCTAGGGTCGCATACAATTAAACTCCAGTCTAAAGGGACTTTAACTTGATACTGTCCAACTTGTAGTATTGCTGCAGGACTATTGAAACTTTCTAAGAATACCAATGGTACAAAAATATAGTCGGCGTCTTTGGGGTTGCTATAATCTAAAACACAATAGCGTATGTCTTCAATCTCTTCGGGTACCATATCCAAATCATACGATTGATTCTCTACTGTTAATATTTTTGTCATTTATAATTTACCTTTTCGATATGAAAGGGATACTTGGCTTCTCGATAAAACTTTTTCCTTTCAGTTAAATGTCTTTTGCTAAATTTTGCACTACTTGTTATATCCCATATTTGCACATGGTCTTTATCTTGTGCTTTACGAATACCACGCCCGATAGACTGGATAACACGAACAAAAGACTTACCAGGCTCAACGAGAACAAGATTAAAAATACGAGGTATGTTAATGCCAACAGCCGCGACGCCGTATGTTGCAACAATAATTTTATTATCAACCTCACTGATTTCATCATATTCATCTTTCCTTGCTTTGCTTTTCATTGACCCGCTAACAAATACTGTTTCTTCTCCTAAACGTTCTACTAAGCCTTCTCCTGCTTTGATACGGTCAACTAGTACAAGTGTATTACCTGCTAGTGCCATCTGTTGTATGACTGAAGCCATATAGTCCAATCTATTCTTATTAGTTGTAAGATATGTTAGTTCACTTTGATAGTCACCATAACTAACACTGTCTTGCAGTTGTAGCACATTAACATCACAGTTGGCTAATACACCCATGTCTTGTAGTTCATAAGCATTTAGACTGTTTACTACTTCTCCCAAACTAACTTCTAAACTTAATCGCTCGTGATCTGCTTTGGGTATTGTACCTGTTAGTCCCCAACGAATTGGAACACGACTAAATGCACCTGTGAGCAGTTTCTTTAATACGTCTGCTTTAGCTTGGTGAACTTCGTCTACCATAACACATACAACACCCGCCGCAAAATCGTGTAACCCACTGTCGCTCAGTCCGTCTCTGAATCTTTTTTCCAAAACATTTAAACTCTGCCAAGTACATATGGTATGAGTTCGCCCCAACTCTTTTCTATCACCGAAATAGACTCCTACATCAAGTCCCAAGTTTATATAATCGGCTTCGGTTTGCGTTACCAAATCCTTATTGGGCACTATAACTATCGTTCGACCATAGGGTTCACACTTGTAACTTAGTGCCGCGGTAATTAGTGTTTTACCTGCACCAGTTGCTATCTCCTGCAGACAATGTGGAGTTTGCAAGAATTGATTTATAACTGCTACTTGATAGTCTCGCAATACTATTGGTTCACCAGCGGTTGGATGTTTCTTGGGCCAAACCCTGTCTCGGAACAAATCTTCAGTTACTAAATCAAATTGAAAACTATGTGGTTCTCTCTCGTCCTCTATATCAATTGAATATCCTTCTTCTTCGAGTACGGGGAGGATAAAAGGCAAACAATTTACAAATGTCATGCCCCCCATGGTAAAATATCCTACGCATCCATCCCATCTACCTAACTTGTATGCTGGCA